CTGGTTGCCGACTGCTCCAACAGGTTCAAAAGAGCCAACTGGCTCGGCGCTGGTCTCAGAGGTCCATCCGATGTGGAAGCCCCGCAGGCCGCTCGCTGGCGTTGCATAGGTGAAAGGTATCTCAACCGTGGTAGGCGTTGCACTGCCGGCAAAGAACTTCTGGACGTAGGTGCCATCGTCGATGCCATGAATCGTGAAGGTGCCACCAAGGCTAGCGTTGGTGGTCTGACACAAGATGCGGAAGTTGTAGAACAGCGCATTGATGCCAACATCGACAGTGACTGCGATGCCAGAGGAGCCAAGCGAGGCGAACTTGACCTTGGGCTCGCCGGCCGCGGTGGTCGGAAAGACAAAGGTGCTCAACCGAGACAGCTGCGCAGCGTAGCTATTCACATTGTCTGTGAGCCGCTTTCCGATGAAGGCCGACAGCGGCTGGTCAGTGACACAGGTATCATCATCGAGCTTGGTCCACGTCATGGCACCCACTTGCTTGCGTTGTCTATCGAGCCATCTACCTGCGCTGCGTTGCTAGCCTGAAACACATCGTAGATGACATCAAGCACAGAGCTAAACGAGGTTGCAGGCGCCAGCACGATGATGTCGCCCTGCACAGCGTAGGTGTCAAAGCCCGGCAGCTCAAGAAGGTTGCCAGAGACGCCCACGAGCGCACCTTGATACTTGAGCGTGCCGTACTGGTCGAGCAGCTGCACATCGTACCATGTGCCAATCAAGTCGTGCGTTAGCTCAAACGCATTGGCATCTGAGGTAGGCGCGCCCTCTGATGCAATGTCAGGCGGTGCGGTAAAGTAGTTGGCATCGACTTGAATGAAGTCACCACCTGGCACATCATCGACGCGGGCCGAGCAGGACCATACCGCTATCTTGTTGCTCACCGACAGGTAGCCGGGCAAGATGATGGTGTAGGCCGTCGTCGGTGTCGACCAGGAGCGCGCTGCCTTGAGCACATAGCCGGTCAGAACAGAGACGCCCATCTCGCCCTTGCTGTTGACGATGTAGTCGCTCGAGAAGGCGATTTCTTGCCCTACCTTGAGGTCGACCACCGCGTCACGCAGCGTCACATCGACACGGGCTGCGCTCTGGCTGTACCGCATGATGAGGCCAAACGCGTTGGCGAGCAGCCGACTGTTGCCCCAGTACGGGTCATCAGGATTGCGGTTGTTGCAGTACCAGTGGCCTATCGTCATCTCCTTGCCAAGGCCGCTCGCTGCAAGGTCAACATTGAGGTAGGGCACATCGTAGGTCAACGCTGGAAGTTCACGACCAGAGCAGGCAACGCAGTACTTAGCTGTGACGCGCATGAGGCTCATGCCTCGGTCAAACGTCAGCTTGATGCTGGGGTCAGAGAAGTCGGGGTCGTTGACAAAGGTTGGTGTCTGTCGAGCACCGGCCCATGAGCCGAAGTAGAACTTGCCTTGGTCGTAGACCATGTAGGCGCCAAGGCGCTTGAGGATGCCGTCGAGCACGTCACCCACCGTCTTGACCGCTGTGTGCTCGTAAGGCAGCAGGTATCTGGTACTTGTGCCGATGTTGACGGTAGAGCCCGGTATGAAGCCGACAAAATCTGGCGTGGTAAGGTCGCGCACCAGAGCCGATAGGCTAGCCATGTCGATAATGTCGCCAACGGTGGCGTAGTCGTATGGCAGCCATGCCGACTCGTGAACCGAGCGAGCTCCTTGAGCTAGGCTAATCTGCCCGTTGACGCAGCCGAGCAGCAAGTCGACAATCAGAGTGTAAGGGTTTGCACTATCAACGCAGTTCTCGCCCCGGATGCTAGGCGCCTGGCTGGTGTTGGTGCCCCACCATGTGTGCCGGTCACTACGGCCAGAGGCCATGATGCCACCCTCTGGGTCTTGAGACTCGGAAGAGATGGTCACTTCGAGGTTGATGTTCGGTCCAATGCTACCATTTTCGTAGTAGCCCTTCTCAAACCTCAGCTGGAAGCCGTTGTTCAATGAGGTGACGACGCCATCGTAGTCGATAATCACCTCATTCGAGATTTTGATGCGAGAGGTTAGTCCGCCAGACGAGGCACCTTGATAGCCATCAATCTGCGCAATGCCGCCCTTGTCGCCATCTCTTATCTGCCACATGTTGATGACAGTCTTGCCTGTCTCTGGGTTATCAGGGTCGAACTGAGGACCCCACACACCGTTGACGTAAATCGTTTCGGTCACAGTAGCCGTGAGCACCGCGTCCTCGGCAAGAGGCCCAACATCGCCCGCCCGCCTCACTGTGCTGGCGATGACTCCACCAAATGCTGGGATGAAGGGAGCCGACTTGATGTAGGCCATCATGCTCGAGCAATCGACCTTGATAAGGTTCTGCTGCCCGCTCGAGGTGTCGTTGCTCACCTTGTTGACGTAGCCTCGAAAGATGACCTCTTTGCCGCTGCCGTCGAGCTCCTCGGTCGTGATTTCCACCGGCAGCTGCTCGCAGCCGCCAAGAGGGTTGGTGCCGTTGAGGTCGTAGATGATGGGGCCGATGACCTCGGCTTGAGCCGTCATGCCAATCGGCACATTGGCGCAACCCCATACACGGTTGGCTGTCAGCGTAGGGCTGTTTGAGACTATCTGGAACACCGTGTTCTGAATGCGGTAGTAGTTGCTCACCGTGAACAGAGCAGGGTTGGCTACAGGTATCGTGACAGTGCCAGGAGCAGGCAACACATAGCCATCGAGGCGCACTGGCTGGGCAATCACGCTATCGTACACTGGCACCTTGCCTCGGCTCAGCAGCAGCTTGCGCGTCGCATCCGTCGAAAGGATGGTGAAGCTCGTGCTGGGGTCGCTGCCAAGCGAGCCAAAGACCTGTATCTCGCTGCTGAGCTGGTCAGACACAGACACCACCGTGCCCTCGCCTCCACCGCTATACAGGCCAGTCAGCCGCGTCGTGAACACGGCAGGTAACCCCGAGCTCGTGTCTCCGACACCAAGTATCTTGATGGCTACAACGCGCTTGCTCATTAGGTCTCACCTCGGAAGATGAGGCCAGCCGTCGACCACAGACGAGGCTCATCGGCCGCCGTCACAAAGTCCTGTGCAGAGCCCTTGTTGCTCACGCCTGGCATACGGCACACCTGATAGGTGTCTGGTATCTTGCCAGCCGTCAATGCAGGCTCGCGGTAGAGCCGGAAGGTCTGGCCCTCCGACGCTGCCTCGATGAGCCCCTCGAGCGTGTTGTTGGGGTCGGTCACCAGACGGTTGGCTGCGTTGGCGTAAATCTGAATGGCTGCCCACCACCGCGTGTAGTTGGCGCATGGGAAGATAGTGCTCATCATCTCGAGGTCGGCAACCGCGCCCCAGTTGACCACGTCGGTCGTCAGCCCGCTCATGTCGCTCGAGCTCGAGGCCGCTCGCTGCGTCAGCATCCGACGCACATCACCTGCCAGACCGCCTGGACCCCAGAACATGCCCGGGTTGATGTTCGTGTACTTCTCGACTTGTGCCGCCAAGAAGGTGGTGGTTGAGGTCTCGAAGCCAAACTGATTGGCCTTTGCAGTAGTGCCAAAGTTGATGACCACATCAGCGGGCGGAGAGGGCACCGCGTAGGTGAACTTGACTTGCAGCGGGCTGTTCGAGGGGCCGGGACCGTCGGTGTAGACGAACTCCACCGCGCTTATCATGCCCGGATAGACCGCATTGATAGCCTCGGCCAAGTAGTCGGCCGCTGTGTCGTTGGCCGCTGCCTTCGTGCTCGTGCTGCTGATGCCAAAGCCATAGCGCACCTCGGCCACATCGTAGGGAGCTGGTGGCGCGTTGCCGTCGACATTGATGATGCCGACCGATTCTGCCCAGGTGATGAGAGGAAAGTTCATTGTCAGGCTCCTTGCATGAGCAGGCCGCGTGCACGGGCGCTCTCTTGCAGCATGGCAAACTGCCGCGCCATGCTCTCACCGTCGGCAAACACCGAGTCAACACGCATGTTGAACGAGTAGTTGTTGGTTGCTGCCTGCCCACTATCGGCTGGCTTCTCGGTGGCCGGCGTCGTGCCTGTCGGCTTGGCCGTCGGCATCATCGCGTTGCCGATGGCATAGGCTGCCAAGCCTGCTGCTGCCATGGGGATAGCCAAGGGGTTGAGCTCAGCAGCCATAATGCCTGCCTTGGCCATAGCCTCGTCGCCTTGACCGATGATGACGTTGCCCAGCTGCGAGCGGGCCATGTCTGCCGCTGCCTTGGCCGAGAGCTTGCCGATGGCGAGCTGCTTGCCAGCGTTCTGCATGTAAATGCCCATCTGCTCGCCTGCAAGGTCCTTGACCGATTGCAGCCGTGCTGCATCGCGCTCCGCCTCCTCGGCCTCGGTCAGCTCACCTGCTGCGTGCTTGGCAGCAATGTACTCATCCTCGAGCTTCTGCTCGAACTCCTTGGCTCTCTGTGCCGAGTCCATTTGTGCCTGATACTTGGCGTCATTTATCTCGATGGTACGCTTCATCTTGTCGAGCTCGAGCTGCTGCTCATCTTTGTCGTTCTTCTCACGCAAGGCCTTGATGGCATCACGCTCGGCAAGCTCTGCATCAACAGCGGCTTGAGCCGCAGCAAGAAGCCGAGCAATCTGCTCTTCTGGCGTCTCTGGCTTGTCCTTGTCGCCGCCGCCGCCGCCGCCGCCCGTGCTCGGCTTAGTAACGACAGGCTTGGTTGCAGCAATCTCCTTGAACCCAGCAATGGTGGTCTCAACCTCGGCAAGCTGCTGTTTGGTCGCCTCAGAGAGCCCCTCGCGCTGCTTCATCTGCTGAGCCATGACCAGCTGGCCCTGCACAAGCATCTCGTTGTTGTACACGCGCCGGGCCGCCGCGAGGTCAGCATGAGACAGCTTTTCCTCACCGAGGTCTCGTATGTACTTGAGTCGAGCCTCGTCTGCCTTTTTTGCTATCTCGGGCTGTGCACCAGCCACCGCCGCCGCAGAAGCGATAGCATCCGACTGCAACTCATTCGCCAGGATGTCAGCCTTGAGAGACTGAGCTTTTGCGATGTCTCGAGCGAGCTCAACCTGCCGCAGCTCCTCTGTCTCACCTCGCAGCGCCATCAGTTTGATGCGCAACCCGTCGATACCCTCGCCCGTCTTGGTCAACCCAGCGAGTCGAGTCGAGCTTGCAAGCTGGTCGAGCTTGTCACTGGCCTCGACAACATACCCGGCAGTCTCGTGTAAGTCGTCACCGAGCGCGATTACCAAGGTACTAAGAGCCTTGATGGGTAGAAGCAGCAAATCAACAGCCGTTTTCATGCCGTCAAAAATGCCCTTGAGACGGGCGCCCATGTCCTCCATTGACCCGCCGCCTAGGACCGCCTCAGCAAAGGCTCCTTTGACCGCAAAGAGGCTCTTCTCTGTCTCGTCCCAGACCTTCTGGCCCTCATCACCATACGACTTGAACAGAGCCTCAGATGAATCAAGGAACGCGCCAGCCAACCTGCTTGCGCCCTCGAATGCCAGGCCGACACCTGCAATGGCTTTGATAGCGCCAGGACCGCCAAGCTTTGACACAAGGTTGCCGGCCGCCACATCAGCATCATCGGCAACCGACTTGAGCTGGTCGGATAGCTTCTTGCCTGCCTTGTCGAGGTCATCAATGGACTTCTTGCCCTTGGTGCCAAGGTCACCGAGGGCTGTCTTAGCCTTGTCGAGCGAACTGACTAGGCCACTGCTGTCGCCATCAATCTCTGCAACCGTCTTAGCCATAGGGTCAGCCCTTACCGAACATTTGTGCTATCCGCTCGGCCGACTTGCGCTTCCGCTCCTCGTACCGTCGACCACCCTCTTGCAGCTCGTACTGCACAAAGGTAGCCAGCTCAAGTTGCGAATGTGTCAGGTCCCGGGCCGTGACCGCAGGCGTGCCGCGCTCAAGCCACTTGCCGATGCGGTTGGCCTCCCAGAAGCCCTGTGGCTCGGTCGTGAGCACAAGGCAGGTGGTCGGCTTGGCCTCCATCTCCTCGTGACCTAGACCCTGCCTGTAACCCATCGTGCAGCCTCTCTCATGCCGTGTTGCGTCGGGACACTCCCAGCAGCGAAAGCTGTGCGACATCGTCAGCCGGGCAAAGTCGCGCCATGCAACACGGCTTAGGTTTTTGGGTAGCCTGCCATCGCCACCGCCGATGCGATGGTGCCGAGGTCGGTCCAAGGTATCTTCACCAGCCATGCCGACCGTGCTGCCGGCGTGGCCTCCTTGTCGAGCTCCTGGGCAAACCCCTCGGAGGCTGACACGCAGGCCGTGAGCAGAGACAGGTGCAGCTGCACCAGAGCCTCGAGAGCAGTCTCGTCGGCATCCTCGGCACGCAGCCGACCTCTCACCTTGTCGAGCGCACCGTAGTACCGGGCACCCTCGAGCGCGTTAGGCTCACGCACCAACAGCCGACCCTTATGCCCCTTGACCTCTACCTCAATCCACAGATTCTCGTTGAACTCAATCATCCCATCCCCCTAGGTTGCCGACTATTCCGGCGAGTAGAAACCAATCGAACCAATGTCAGCCACGCTGCTGGCGTTGACGATGCCAGCGAACTTGAGACCGATGTTGCGGTACCCGTTGCTCTCGCCCGGCGTCGGCCACTGCACCAGCTGCGGCTGGTTGAGAGTAAAGGTAACCTCGGTGTTTGCGCCAATGGTGAGCGCAACCTCAAACGCCGAACTGCCAATCGTGTTGTCCTCTGCCTCAGTCCAATCCGCCTGCGTGCTCTCCGCGAGGTCAGCAACCTCAACCTCAATCGAAGGCGAGCTGGTCAGCGAAATCATGGCAATGCCCATGCCATAGGTCTGCTGCGCATCAAGCACATCCGACAGCGCGAAGCCCGGGTCGTAGGTCACCTTGGCAAGAGCCGAGGTAGAGGAGCCAAGCTGCAATGTGGCCGTCAGAGATGCGTTGATGCCAATAAGCGGCGCAGGGTAGGCGTAGGTGGGCACCAACGGCGTGCTGCTTGTGACCGGCCGCCACTGCCCCTTGACGCTCCACTCGACCGTAATCTTACCGCCAGCCTCAAACGAGAACTTCGGAATGCACACGCAGCCGCTTGCCTCGTACCGCTTGGCACCAATCTCCTCGTAAACAATCGAGAAGGTTGAGCACTGGTTGTTGGCACTCGTGCGAGTGGCAGCAACATCGTAGATAGCCTGGCTAACAAACTTGAAGTCATTGTCTGTAATGAGGCTGCCCGGCGCAATCTTGAACGGGCAGGACCGGAACAGAGCGTAGAGAACCGAGTTGGCACTCGTCGGGTTGGCCGTGAACACGCCAGGCGCTCCGCTCAAGAAGTTCCAGTAGAGCTCAGTCGTGAAGCTGATGTCCCAACCGATGCCGCCCGTCTTGGCCGCGAGCTCACCACCGTAGGGCGTCATCACATCAGCACGACGGATGATGCCAGGACCACGAGGCGTGAACTTAGGCGTGCCAACCACCGGCACGAAGTCAGTGCCAGCAGGTGCAACGTAGGTGCCCGGCGTGGCCTCGAGCTTGATGTATACGCCGCTTGTGTTACTCGCATTCAATACTTGAGCCATGGTCTACCTCGCTATGCCCCGTCGTTGGTGGACGAGTATTGTTGCTCGAACAGTCTGCTGTATCACTGTCTGCCCCGT